TGCCGTCATTGTGGCGGCGGCTCTCGGCACAGCGTATGCCGGTCACACCATCGGTTCTTCGACGGTCGTCCTTCCCGCCGGTTCGCAGATTGCGAACGGTAGCGCGGCACTCACCCTCGCCAAGATTACGAAGGCGCAGGAGTTGATGAATATCGCCGAAGTTCCGCCAGAAGGTCGCGTCATCGTGGTCGGCGGTCAACAGGTCACGAACATGATGAACGACAGCACGATTTCGAGCGCCCTCTACAACGACGTGCGAATCCTCATGGCGAACCAGATTCACGAGTTCGCTGGCTTCACTTGGATTCGGTACGAGCGTTTGCCGAAGGCGTCCACGATTCGGTCGTGCGTTGCGTTCCACCCGATGTACCTGTCTCTTGGAATCTTCCAAGACACGCAGAGCCGCATCGCGGAGCGCCCGGACAAGAGCTACGCCACGAACGTTTACATGTGGAACGTTCTCGGCGCGGTTCGCTTGCAGGAAAGCGCGGTCGTGCAAATCGACTGTGTCGAGTCTTGATTATCAACGGGGAGGGAAACGTAAGTACCTCCCCGTCTTTTTTGAACCTATTCACCTGAAACGGCATGGGTGAAAGAGGAGGAAACGAACATGGCAGTTCTTACCCTTTCTTCGACGCAGATTACCAACATCAACACGGTTCCCCGTGTTTCCAATCCGGTCTATGACCGGGGTGGTAAACAACGAGTCGCCATCGGCAAGGTGACGAATGGCGCGGCGGCTGGCGACATCGGAACCACGCTGGACTTCTGCGTTCTTCCGTACAACGCGGTTGTGCTTCCGTACTCGAAGCTGTATTTCTCGGCTTTGGGAACGTCTTGCACGCTGTCCCTCGGATACCGAGCGACGACCAAGTATGATGGCTCCGCCATCACGGTCGCTCCGGCGGCGTTCTTGAGCGCGTTGGATGTGAGTGCGTCTGGCAAAGCGGACTTCACCGTCCTGACGGCTCCGTTCTACATGCAGGCGTTGGACACGATTGGCGCGGGCATCCGCGACAACGATGGTCTGCAAATCGAAATCTTTGCGACCATCGCGGGAGCAGTCATCCCGGCGGCGGCTGTCGTGACGGCAGTCGTGCAATACATCATCGACTAATGCTCTCCAATGGGCAGGGGGCGGGTGATGTCTTCGGACTAGCCCGCCCCGTTTTTTCTTGACGATGCGCGAAACTTGAAGTAAGGTTCATCGGGGAGGATGCTCATGGCGGTTTCTGAAATTGATATTGTCTGCGGTGCGCTTCTTCATGCCGGACTTGACCCCATCGCTTCCTTCGACGAAGATTCAAAGTCTGCAAGAACCGCGAAGATTATGTACCCCGGAGCGAGAGACGCCATGCTTCGGATGCACTCGTGGAATTTCGCAAAGAAGCGCGTTGCACTCGCCCAAGACACGAACCTTCCTGCCTCTGGATTCGACTTCCAATACATACTTCCCGCTGACTTCGTGATGATGGGGAAGGGAGACGATGCTCATAGGGATTGGAGCATCGAGAGAACTGATAACGGAATGAGACTTCTCACAAACGAAACCTCCATTGTCATCAGTTACTACGCTCTCATCACAGACCCGAATCAGTGGGACACGATATTCCGAGAGTGTCTCGAACACTGGATTGCCTCAAAATTCGCTTCCGCTCTGCGTAATGCTCCGCAAGTTGCGGCGGCACTGGAGAACGAATACAAGGAATTGTTGCGGCTCGCCCGCGTCCAGAACGCGCATGAAGACCCGATGGCAGAATTCAAGGATGATGATTTAACAAGAGCAAGGAACAGAGGATATTCTTCTATGATTCCGTGGGACATGTCCACACCATAAGGAGTCGGACATGAGCCACAGTCAACCAATCCTCACGAATTTCTCTCTCGGAGAAGTATCTCCCCTGATTGATGGTCGGTTTGATTTGCAGGAATATGTAACTGGACTTCGACAATGCGAGAATTTCAGGACGACTCCGCAGGGCGGGATTCAGGTTCGAGAAGGCACACTTTACGTTGGCAAATCACACGCGGTCGGTAGCGCGAAATGCAGACTCGTCGAGTTCATCTTTTCTCGTACTGAAGCGTATGTTCTTGAATTCACAACATTCAAAATCCGTGTCGGAAGATTCAATCCGACGACTGGCGAACCTGAAATAATCGCACTGACTTCACCGGTTACAACTCCGTATACCGACTCCGAAATAGACTCAATCAATTATACTCAATTCCGAGACACGATATATCTTTTTCACACGAATCGTCCACCGATGGTTCTGAAAAAGGTCGCATATAATAACTGGACGATTCGCAGTTTCGGAGATACCGATGGAGTTCTGAATCCGACTCCAGTTCAAACCCCATCAGAAACCACAAATGGACAGGACGCGACAAAAGCCCCGTACATAACATTCCTAGACCAGAGATTCGGAACATTATTCGGAGTAGCAGACAAAGACAGATTCGGAATCCAGATTACAATCTTAACAGATAACTCCGATGCAACATACAAAAACATTCCGAACGCCTCCGTTCCATCGTATGACCCAACGGCGCAGGTTGTTGTTCAATCCCTAACGGGCATATTCAAACCGACGGACGTAGGGGAAATCTTCAAGGACAACGACGTTACTGGAACTCTTGGATTCTGGAAGATAGTTGGGTACATCAATGCGTACTATGTCAGGGCAACGATGCTTACGGAGGCGCTTTATTATTCGACCAGCACCCAAATGACAAGACTCGCTAGATGGGTTGCGTGGGGAACGAGGGGTGGTGGTTATCCGACAACTGGTTGCGTTCACGAACAAAGGCTGGTTGCTGCAAGCACTCCGTTTTATCCACAGGTTATTTGGGGAAGTGTTTCTGGAGATTATGAGAACTTCAATCCGGGCGCACAGAATGACTCCGACTCCTACGTCTTTGGGCTTTCGAGTAGCGACTCCTCACCGATTCGGTGGATGGAGTCATGCAGAATACTTCTCATCGGAACAGAAGGAGGAGAGTACCGTATCTCCGGCACAGCGAGTTTCTTCGCCACGCCGATTACGCCAACGTCGGTTGATATCAAGCCGCAAACATCCATCGGGGGTGGATATGTCAAGGCGAAGCGTGTCGGGCAATCGGTCTTCTTCATCGACCGAAGCAAGCGCAAACTCCTTCGCCTAGACTACATCTCAACCTTCGACAACTACCTCGCCGCAGACATGGTTCACATCGCTGAACACATTTCCCTCGGCGGGATTAAACAGCTCTGCTGGCAGGGATTCCCGAATTATACGCTTTGGGCTGTCCGTGACGATGGGCAACTATGCGGCTTGACCTACGTTCCCGAACTCAAAATGCAAGCGTGGCAACGCATCAAGACCGACGGCTACGTCGAATCCGCGGCCTGCATACCGGATTCGGATGGAGAGAAAGACCGGCTATGGATTTCGTGCAGACGCATCAATGACGTTGACGGACTCGTCGCCCTATACAAGATGGACGGAGTGACCGGAGACACCTACGTCAAAGAGGAAATCTCAAACACTCCTCCGAAAGACCCGAAGAACTATGAGGATTTGAGCGGGAAATTCTACCGGCAACTCGACATCAGGTCGTCGTGGAGGAAGGGCGTCTATGGGAACGCCGCGTTCCTGAACGGAGACCAAGAATTCATTTCTCTCAATCCGAACGCCATGCCGAGAGGAGACTTCTCTCTGGCATTATGGCTCATTCCCGAAACCGCAATCTCGCCATCATTTGTGAATGACATGAACGTCATCCGATATGGCGACGACAACTCAACGAATGATGTTGCTCTTGTGTTCAAGGGAACGAATAGCGAAGACGCGCTGGGTAACGTCGGGACGTTGGTTTTCAAAATAAATAAAACGATTGCGATTGAAAGCGACGGCTCGTCTTGGAACTCCGGGCAACCATACTTCATTGTCGCAACCTACTCCAACGTGGATGGATTGCGTATGTACGTCAATGGAGACGTTCAATCCGATGTCGATACCGCATCGCATTCGAGAGGAACGGTTATCTCAAAGCATTTCCAAATCGGAAAACGGTTCACAATCGCATCTCCATATCCGTCTGCTTCTGGACTGATGAATGGTGGAATCGACCACTTCAGGATTTACAACAGAGTACTGTCTCTCAATGATGTGAAAATTCTTTACGGATACGGGGCGTGAATATGGTTACGAATTTTTTAACAAGCGGGTATGCTGATGTCGCCGGTAATTGGGACAATGGGCTTCCCGGGCCGTCTGACGAAGCGGCGTTCCCGAACATCACGGCATGTACCGTTCGGAATCCGACCACATGGGGGAAGCTCACGGGAACCGGCGCGGCGACGATGGTTGTTCAATCTACGCTGACGGTTGGGTTGTGTTCTGCCATCGTTACTGTAAACATTCAGTCTGGCGGCTCTGTAATCATTCAAGGGCAAAGCTGGGCTTCGTGCATTCTCAATCTCAATCCGTTAAGCGTCGGAACCGTCGATGTAACGATGGACGGAACAGGGAATCAGGACATTAGGAATTCTGGAACGATTCCAAGCGCGGGGCCTCTCGCGAATCTCATCATTCGAGGATTTACCGGGACATTGTACGCCCTTCTTGTCAGACTCAATACCTCCGGGATTGACGCATCGAACGTGACAGGTCGTCTGAATCTGACATGCGGTACGAGCGGAATCGGGAAAATACTCACAGTCCCCGGAGGGTGTTCCGTCTCCATGCCCACACCCCCCGGGAATCTGAATGTTGACCATGTGGACTCCTCTGCTCCTCCGGGTGGGCCAGTAACAGCGCCCGGCGGAACCGACAGAGGTTCAAACGTGAATTGGCTCGGTCTGTTGCCTCCGGGGACGACACACGCGACATCTGGCGCACTCTCTGGAGGAACAGGAACCATCTCCGGGGCATCGAGAAGGTTCGTCTCCCATTCGACATCGGGCGCGTTGCCGGGAGGATATTCAGAAATCGAAGGAGTCGCACGAAGAAGCGTTCGTCAGGACGTCGATGTGAGGAACATCGAGGTGTTCGATGAACGGTACAACACGGATTGCACGGTTGTTGTCGATGGAGACCCGAGTTCTCCAGTAACGGCATCCGACGCATTCTCAATTCTTGCAGGAAGGATTGTCTGGCTCAAGGGATGGGACAGGTTCTTCGGAAAACAGGTTGTTGACTCCGTTGGGATGCTTGCCCTCCCAACCCCCCTCTGGTCGTTCTATGCGGGACTTCCGTATCGGTGCATCGCTGAAACGATGCCGGTTCCTTCGGCTCCGTTGCAGAACAAGAAATTCTCGAATATCGACGTTCGTGTGAATAAAATGAGAAGTTTGAGAATCAATGACAGCGAGGTCGTATTTATGAATCAGGGGAGCGAGGTTGATATGCCTCCTCCTGAATTCACAGGACACAAAGAGGTTCCGAACTTGGGAGCCGATAAGGACGCCACAATCAAGATTGTAAACGAACTGCCTTACGGCGGAACGATTCTCGCCATCGCCGGACGGCTTGAGATTGGAGAATCCTGACATGGAAAATGAAATTGAAGTCTTGGATGTCCCAATCTCCGTGGAGACCAAGAATATTCGTGAAAAGATTCTCGCGCTTGAAGAAATCTTGAGAAAAACCCCCGGAGCCGTGATTGGAGATTCCGACAAACTTCCACTAAAACACTCGTTCGCAGAGGGAGTATATGTCAGAGAGATTTTTATACCAAAGGGATATATTCTCACGGGGAAAATACATCGTCACTCTCATCCTAATTTCTTGATGAGGGGGGAAGTCATCGTTGTCACCGAACATGGCGGACGAGAACATCTGAAAGCTCCACTTTCAATGATTTCAAAACCGGGGACTAAACGAGCAATCTACGCTCTGGAGGATACGGTATGGATTACGGTTCATGTCACACCCGAAACAGATTTGAAGAAAATTGAAGATTACGTCATAGCCCCCACTTATGAAGACTTGATTTCTGGTGAAGAAGAAAAAAGGATTGAATCGCTTGCAAACAAGAACTGCCTAATTCTTGCTCTCAAAGGAAAGGGGCGCGACTACTCCTGCCTTTTGAATTTAGAGGCAGATGGCATCCTTCTTCCGTTCAAGGAATCCATCAGGAATCTGAAGGAGCATGGAGTATCGCTCGATGGCCTGTTCGCACAAATGATGGATGATGGAGTGTGGCACGTTTCTGATTCTGGAGGAAGACCGATATCGTCATTGGGAAACGCAATCGTTGA